AACGGCGGCGGGTCACTGGTTGTCGGCAGCTTCGCGGCCACCGAATCCGGCCGGGATACTGCAGCCATCAACGGGCTGGCCCTGCGCACTGGCAGCTTCGCGGCGGTCGAGTCTGGTGCAGACACCGCGGCTTTCAACGCGCAAGCCTGGCGCACCGGGTCGTTCGCGGCCACTGAGACAGGGCGCGACACCGCCGTCTTCCTTGGCGAGTCCCCGCGCACGTTTGGCACGCTGGCTGCCGTCGAGACCGGTTCTGACACGGCTGCCATCAACGGCCGGCTCTGGGTGTCTGGTTCGTTCGCGGCCACCGAGGTCGGCGCAGACAGTGCGGCGATCACCGGCCAGGCCCAGGCGCGCGGATACCTGGCGGCCACTGAGACTGGTCGCGACACCGCCACCATCAACGGCACGCTGCCGATCTCCGGGCGCATCGTCGCAACCGAATCCGGGCGTGACACCGCAAGCCTGACGGGCCTTGTGCCGGTGCTGTTCGCGCTGGCTGCCACCGAGACCGGCCAGGACACCGCGCTGATCAACGGCGGCGTGACGGTATCCGGCCTGCTGAAGGCGACCGAGACTGGCAAGGACACCGCTGCCTTCACCAGCTCATCGATCATCTCCGGTCGGCTGCTTGCGGTCGAGTCCACGGCCGATGTGGCTGCGATCGCTGGTGCGGTCCGTGTCGCTGGAAGGCTTCAGGCCGCGGAGGTCGGATCTGACACGGCGGCGATCGTGGGCTCTGCCTATGTCACTGGCCAGCTGGTCGCGACTGAGACTGGCCGCGATACCGCCGCGATCAACGGGCAGGCGGTCATTACCGGCTTCCTTGCCGCGGTCGAGTCCGGCAAGGACAGCGCGCAGTTCCTGGCGGCTGGCGAGATCTTCGTCGACGACGCCGCGGCCGACGCTGCCGCCGTCACCGACTCCGTGGTGCCGCGCACGACTGCCGCTGCGACCGTGCAGGATGGCCTGCAGGCGACTGAGGCGGTCAGCACGACCACTGCGGCGCACGAGGCCACGCAGGACGCTCTGCAGGCGTCTGATGCTGCCGTGGCCGGCATTGCGACTGCGCGCACCGTGCAGGACGCAGCTGCGGTCACCGATGCAACCGCGACCTCCATCGTGGCGACCCGGGCGGTCATCGATACCGCCCAGGCGCAGGACACGGCGACCAGCGCGATCGTCACCGCCCGCACCGTCGAGGATCTGCTCGCGGCCAGCGACATCGCGGTCGGCCGGTTGGTCATCACCGAGTTCGTCACTGACAGTCTGGCTGCCACCGATCTGGCCACAAGCGTTCGCGGCTACTTCGAGCTGGTCACCGACGCTGTTCACGTGGTCGATGACGCGCAGGCGGCGCTTGGGGCCGGCACTTACGCCGAGCTGGTCGTGGATGCGCTGGTGGCCACGGACGAGATTGTCCTGATCGCCGACCAGACCGTGAGCGTCGAGGACTTCCTGGATGTCACCGACCTGGCCGAGGCGACGGGCGGCAAGGCGATCGTCTACGCGAAGCTGGCCAATCCCGACCGCCGCCACCAGGGCGCGGTGCGGCACAACGACCAACATGCACCGCGCCTGAACGGGCCGAGCGCACGAAGAGGCACCTGATGGGAATCGAACTGATCACTGACGCCACCGTCGAGCCGATCTCGCTCGAGCTGGCATGGAGCCATCTGCGGCTGGACCCGGAGGGTGACCCGCTGGGCACGCCTGACGACCTGTGGCTGACCACCGTGGGAATCCCCGCCGCCAGGGAGGCGTGCGAGGACTTCCTGGGCGTGGCGTTGGCGCAGAAGGTGTACTCGGTCACGCTGGACAGGTTCCCGTGCGCTGCCATCGAGCTGGCGTGGCCGCCACTGGTCGAGATCACGACCGTGACCTATGTCGGGCAGGACGGGGTCGAGATGACCCTGCCGGCCGACAGCTACACGGTCGACAAGTCGCTGCCGGTGCCGTGGCTGCTGCCGGTGATTGGGAGCTGGCCTGCCGCGGCCGATGTGGCCAATGCCGTGCGGGTGAACTACCTCGCCGGCTACACGCCCGCCAACATCCCGGCAAAGCTCAAGGTGGCGGTGCTGCTGATGCTCGAGCACATGTTCAAGAACCGGGGCGCGGTCACCGACAAGTCGAGCTTCGAGATGCCGCTGGGCATCGAGTACCTGCTGCGCCCGCGGCGGGTGAAGAAGGGGATGGCGTGATGGGTGTCGTTGCGTCTGGCCGCTTGAACAAGCGAGTGAGGATCGAGCAGCTGGTGGACAGTCAGGACACGCTGGGCCAGCCCGTGCGGACCTGGGAGCCTGTGGCCACCATCTGGGCCGATGTGAAGGTGATGACCGGGATGGGTGCGGCCAGAAACGAGATGACCGCTGGCGGCAACGAGGTGGCGCGCACGACGGTGAGCATCCGCATTCGCAACCGGGCCGGGATCAACCACGGCATGCGGGCGGTGATCGGCGGGCGTAATTACGACATCCGCGATGTGCTCTACGACGTTGCCGGCAACGAGTTCATTGACCTCGCCTGCCACGTTGGCGCGAACGAGGGGGGTTGAGATGGGCCGTCCAGCACTCAGTCGCAGGCGGAAGATGTACGAGTCGAAAACCTTCCGCGCGGAACTCCAGGGCGACTTGGCCGCGGTCTTCGACAACCTGAAGAAAGATGTCCGCGAGTCGGTCCTTCGCCCTGCGGTCTATGCCGGGGCCAAGGTGATCTACGACGGTGCTCGACAAAATGTTCCGGTCGAGTCCGGCAAGCTGTATGGGGCCATTTTCCATTACTACGAGGAAGGCAATTCGAGCGATACCCACAAGTCGTATCTGATCGGCCCGAACAAGCGCCAGGCACCGCATTGGTACAACGTCGAATACGGCCACTGGCGATACAACAAGTCGATCAACCATAAGTGGATGAGGTCGAAGAGCAATCCGAATCGGCGCGGCCCTGCGGCTCACGATATTGCCAGCGGCAGATTGCCATCCCCTATTCGGGTTCAGGCGGTGCCGTATATGCACGACACCTGGAATTCGCTGAAGCTAGAGGCGCTCGAGGCGATGAAGCTGCGATTCGCCCAGAGGCTGAGTGAAGTGATTCGGGAGGGTGCGAAATGATTGAAGAGCAGATCTTCGCGGCGCTCTCTCCGATGTTCGAGGGCCGGGTGTACCCGGACATTGCCCCGGCCGACGCCGTGATGCCGTTCATCCTGTACCGGCAGGCGGGCGGGCGGTCGACAGGGGCCCTGTGCGGTGGCTCTGGGGCCTACAACGCGGTCTTCCAGTTCATGGTCTGGTCGGACACTCGGCAGGACGCCAGCAGCCTGATGAGACAGGCCGCAGGGGTGCTTTGCGGCGCGCCGTTGATGGGTGTCGAGCACGACTCGCTGATCGCCCGGTACGACGATGTGACCCGCACGCGCGCGGCCATGCAGGACATCAGCTTCTGGTATCGACCAACGGTCTGAATCACGGCGCATATGGGGCGCTTTCCATTGCTGTAGATCCCAGTCTTTCGGCTACCCTGATTCAGTCGAAAGCCCATATCTAGGGCACATCAATTCTGCAATTCGACGGGCCATTGCCCCAAGGGAAAACCATGACCTCCGTAGTCACGACTGTCCAAGGAATGTCGGTCGACATTTCGACCTCCGAGTGCACCGACGTCAACATCACTCCGCTGCCTGACATGGCATCGCTGAATTGCCTGACCAAGAATGTCTCGGTCACTGGCGGTTCGTCGAGCGAGATCGACATCACCACGCTTTGCAGCACCTCCAAGGAATTCCGCCTTGGTCTGTCTGATGCTGGAACGATGTCGATCGGTGGCTTCTGGAAGATCGACGACCCGGCGCACATCGCCCTGCGCGAAGCCGACGAAGACCATCTGCCGCGCCTGATCGTGGTGACGTTCTCGGACGGCTCGAGCTGGAAGTGCCTGGCGCTCGTCTCGCAGCGCAACTGGTCGGCGGCTGTCGATGGCGTGGTCGAGGCCACCTATTCGCTGCGCCTGACTGGCCAGCCCGTTGAGACCGTCGCCACTCCTGTGGTGCCCACGCCTTGAACTTTGACATCGACAAGCTGGGCGAACAGGCCCTCAAGACCTTCGATGTAGAGATCGGCAAGCAGGACGACGGCACCTCGGTTGGGTTCCGCATTGCCGGGCCCAACTCGACACAGTTCATCCAGGCGATGCGGTCCTTTGAGCTGTTGCGCACCAAGAAGCGCGCGACGGTCAAAGGACTGCTCGACGAGAGCACTGACGAGGGGGCGGCATTCACGGTGGAGCTGAACGCGCAGCAGAAAGAGCTGATCGTGCAGAACTGCGTGGTGGACATGTTCGGCTGGCGCAAGGACGGCAAGCCGGCAGAGTTCAACCGCGTGAACCTCCTCGAGATCCTGAATCACCGGCCGTACCTGTACACGACGCTCTTCTACTCGATCATCGACGAGGCAAATTTCGCCACGGGCTGACGGAGGCCCTTCTGGAGTTCGCCCGGGCGCACTTTGCGCTGTCCAAGCCTGACAAGAAGACAGGCCGGACCCGACTCCAGATGCTGCACGAGATCCGGATTCAGACGGGTGTCGTGGCGAAAGAGCTGCGTGATCAGAAGTCCGTGCCCGCCGAGACGGCGCACATCTGGCAGTGGTTCAGCGAGCTGAGTTCGACGCGGACTTCCGGCATGTCGATCAACCCGATCGGGTGGACCGAGATGAAGGCCTTCTTCGATCTGTTCGGGATCGAGCCGGAGATGTGGGAGATCCGAGCACTGAGGATGCTCGATGACGAGTACCTGATGAATCGCATGAGCGAGTCGGGTGACAAGGCGATTGGCAGTGCGCGCGAGATGAGCGCACTTCTGCGGTGACGGACCGGAGCGGTGGATGTCTGACGAGATTGGTCGTGGTGTAGTCCGAATCGAGGGGGATACCGGCGAGTTTGAAGCCTCGATGGCGTCTGCCAAGCAGGCCGCTCAGGACGCCGAGCGCGGCATCACCGACTCGATGGGCAAGATCGGCTCCAGCATGGACGCTGGGGCTGACCAGGTCGCTGACGCCGGCACCCGGATCGCAAGATCGACTGAGGGTGCCAGCGATGGCATCGTGAAGCTCGATCAGGCGCAGCAGCGCCTCATCGCCACTCTTGAGCGCCAGTCGGCTCGGCTGACGATGTCGAACGCCGACTACGCTCAATGGCGGGCCACCAAGGCTGGCGTGATCGACCAAGCGGATACCTTCATCCAGAAGATGAGGGAGGAAGAGCGCGCCTCGAAGATGGCGGCCGATGTCGAGCGCGAACTCGCCGAGGCGCAGCGCGACCAGGCTCGTGCAAAGGCAAGCAACGACAACTACGTCGCCGAGCTGCGCAACCGTGCTCTGGCCGCGACGATGACCAAGGCGGCCTACGACGATCTGCAGGCTGCCCAGCGCGGCGTGTCTGCCGAGACCGAGAAATACCGGGAACTCCTGAAGCAGGAAGCTCTCGGGGCCAAGATGGCCGCGGATGCCGAGCGCGAGCTGGCTCAGGCGAAGAAGGAGGCCGACAAGGCTGCCGCCTCGCAGGCGGGCTTCATCGCCGAGCTCAAGCGTATGGCCGATCAGGCCGGAAAGACCCGCACCGAGCTGCTGCAGATGCAGGCCGCGCAGCTGGGTGTGGCAGATCAGGCCGCGCCGATGATCGCGCAGCTCAAGCGCATGGAAGAGGGGCACGCCCGGGCCGGGATGAGTGCAAAGCAGCACGCCCAGGCGATGCGCCTGCTGCCTGCGCAGCTGACAGACGTTGTCACCAGCCTCGCTGGTGGCCAGCCGGCCTACATGGTGCTGATCCAGCAGGGCGGTCAGATCAAGGACATGTTCGGCGGGATCGGCAATGCCGCCCGCGCGATCGTCGGTGCCATCACGCTCGCCAACGTGGCGATGGCAGGGCTCGCCGGTGGCATCGTGGCGGTCGGCAAGGCCTGGTACGACGGCGCTGCTGAAGCCGAAGCCTACAGCCGCGCGCTGTTCAATACCGGCAACGCTCTCGGCGTCACGACCGCGCAGCTGGGTGACTTGGCCAGGGCCGTCGGCGAGTCGTCGGGCTGGGGCCAGGGCAAGGCGGCCGAGGCGATCGGCCAGCTTGCTGCCAGCGGGAACATCGCTTACGACAGCATGACCCGTGTCGGGCAGGCGATCACCGAGGTGTCGGCGAGCGGCCAGCGCGATGCCAAGGACATGGTCAAGGAGTTCGAAGAGCTGGGCAAGAGGCCTGTCGAGGCGTCGCTCAAGCTCACCGAGACCCACAAGTACCTGACGCTGACGATCTACGAGCAAATCAAGGCGCTCGAGCAGAACGGCCAGACGGCGCAGGCAGCCGCGCTTGCCCAGCAGACCTGGGCTGACGAGCAGCTGCGGCGCAATGCGCAGGTCGTTGCAAGCCTGGGGTCGATCCAGACCGCGTGGATGTGGGTGCAGAAGGCCGCGTCGAATGCGTGGTCGGCGATGCTGAACATCGGGCGCGAGGTCTCGCCGAAGGAGGCTTTCGATAAGGCGCAGGCCGCATTCGTTGCTGCCTCCACGCAGGAGATGCCCAAGAGCTTGCCGGGAGGCATGAGCGAGACCCAGTGGCGCGCCAGGCAGGCCGAGGTCATGTCCAAGGCACGAGCTGACATGACAGCGGCATCCCTGTTGTGGATGAGCGAGGAAGACAACCGGCGCAGCGCCGCACTGGCAAGCCAGACGCGGGATGCCGGGGTCGCCGCGTCGTCCGCGATCGATGCGCGCCTGGCGTCCAACCTCACCAAGGCAGAGCAGAAGACCAAGGCCCTCGAGCAGCATGAGAAGCAGTGGAATGATCGTCGCGCGGCGATGACGCAGGAAGGCAAGTCCTGGACGTCCGCCGACGACAAGATGATGGCTGCTGACCGTGCTGGCATCGAGAAGCGGTTCGAGGAGAAGGCAGGTCGCGCATCCCGTGCCGCAGCGGCATACCAGGAGCCTGCCTCGCAGAAGCTGCTGGACCGCCTGCTTCAGCAGGAAGCCGTGCTCGACGCGCAGCTGACGATCAGCGAGGGGCTGACCGACGCGGCGAAGGAGCGCATCAAGTTCGAGCGCGAGATGGATGCGCTCGAGGGGCGCAAGGATCTGACCAAAGAGCAAAAGAGCTTGCTGGCCAGTCGCGAGGCCGTCGTTGCGCAGTACAACAAGCTCGACGGGCTGCAGCAGGAAATCGGCCTGCGCAAGACCATCTCGGACGCCGAGAAGAAGAACGCCGAGGACGAGGCGAAGGCTGCAGAGGATCGCCAGAAGCGGATCGACGCATGGGCCACGCGCTGGCGGCAACTCCAGCAGCAGATGGTGATGGGCAACCAGGACCGCCGCGACAAGTACGACCGGCAGATCGATGCGTTCGGCAAGGGCGATCGCCTGCGCGAGCAGTTGAACGCCGAC